AAATACTTATAATGGAAACTAAAATAGTTAAAACTAGAAAGAAGGCAGGAGGGCGCACATCAGGAACGCCCAACAAGACCACCCAACAGGCAAGGGAGGCGATTGCTTTGTTTGTTGATGGTAATGCACACAGATTAGCAGAGTGGCTAGATAAGGTCGCAGATGGCATTCCTGACCAAGATATAAAACCCAACCCTGCAAAGGCATTCGAGTTATTCCAAAGCGTAGTGGAATACCATGTGCCTAAACTTGCTAGGACAGAGATAACGGGCGCGGATGAAGGCCCAATCGAAATGGTGGTCAAGTGGGAAGGCGTGAAGTAATCATCCCTTACTCTCCGAGAGAGGCGTTCATGCCCTTTCATCAAAGGACGGAGAGATGGTCATGTTTGGTGGCACACCGAAGGGCGGGTAAAACAGTAGCAGCTATCAATGACCTAATACGCAGAGCATTGACCGAGGGTGGGGTGAGAGCACAGTACGCCTATATAGCCCCGTTTAGAAGTCAAGCCAAGTCTGTGGCGTGGGATTACCTAAAGTTCTATGCCCAACCCGTAAGTAAGAGCACCAATGAGAGCGATTTAACAGTCGAACTGGTCAACGGGGCAAAGATCAGGTTATTTGGCTCAGACAACGCAGATGCCATGCGCGGACTAGGATTTAACGGGGTATACCTAGACGAATACGGAGACTTCAAACCTAGCGTATGGGGTAATGTGATACGCCCTACGCTGTCAGACAGGCTCGGATGGGCTGTGTTTGGTGGTACTCCCAAGGGAAAGAATCAGTTTCACGACATTTACAGGGTTAGCCAAGCAACCCCAGATTGGTTTTTGCTACGCCTACCAGCCACAGTATCAAAGATACTGCCTGACTCGGAACTAAGGGCAGCCAAAGACCAATTAAGCCAAGACCAGTACGACCAAGAGTATGAGTGCTCGTTTGAGGCAGCTATCCTTGGGGCGTTCTACGGGGTAGAGATGCGCCAAGTCGATACCGAGGGCAGAGTGAGAGACCTCAAGTTTGACCCAGATGCACCAGTATTTACAGCGTGGGACTTAGGCTATCGAGATGACACAGCGATCTGGTGGTATCAGGTAGTCAGGGGTGAGATTCATGTGATGGACTACTACGCGGTCTCAGGCGCATCTATCGAGGAAATAGCCAATGTTGTGAACAGCAAGGGCTATCGATACACCAAGCACTTCCTACCCCATGACGCTAGAGCCAAGACCCTTGCATCTGGGGGCAAGTCTATTGTTGAACAACTAGCCAACCACCTTGGGGGCATGGGCAAACTAGCCATAGTGCCTGAGATTGGGGTACAAGACGGGATACAGGCGGTCAGGATGATTCTGCCCAAGTGCTACTTTGACCCGATCTGTGATGAGGGACTAGAGGCACTCAGACAGTACCAAAGAGAATATGATGAGGACAAGAAAACTTTTCGTCAAACTCCAAGGCATGATTGGTGTTCACACCCCGCAGATGCGTTTAGAATGCTTGCAGTCGCGTATCGACAAGACAAGTCAAACGAACCCCAACCCAAAGGGAAGACTTTACAGACGATTACGCTAGACGAATTGTGGGATTTTGAAACTACACATAAAGAGGAACGGATATGAGCCAACCAGTAGCAGAAGTAGGTGGATACAAGAACATCACAGCAACGGGGGCGGTCTCGACAGGGGCTTGTCAACTCATCGGGTTCTATGTGAATAGCACTAACGCAGGCACATTAGTTCTTACAGATGGTGGCGCAGGCGGTACAGCGATATCTGGAACTATCACACCAGCCATAGGGTTTCACCGATTCCCTGCCAATGTAGGAACAAGCCTCTATGCGACTATCGCTGGAACTGCATTGAATGTGACATTCTTCTACGCAGGCTGATATGTTTGAAAACGCCTACGATGATGGGGCTTATGAGGAAGATCAAGGCCCGTTCTGGCACGACCAACTAGACAAAGCCGCCAAAGTCTTTGACAAGTGGGAAAAGCGCGGTAAGAAGGTAGTAAGACGCTACCGAGACGAGCGCGATGCCATTGAGATGCCAAGGATGAAATTTAACATCCTGTGGTCAAACATCTCTGTGCTCTTCCCTGCACTCTACGGACGCATGGCAAAACCAGAGGTAAGCCGTAGGTTCATGGACTCAGACCCCGTAGGACGATTAGCCTCTACGATGTTAGAGCGCGTAATCGAGTATGAGGTAACCCAATTTAGCGACTTTGACTCTGCGATGCAAGGCGTGGTGCAAGACCGCCTATTGCCTGGTCGCGGTACAGCGTGGGTGCGTTACGAGCCAATCATTGTTAACGAGCAGCCCGAACTAACGGGAATGCCAGAACTTAACCCAGACGAAGGCGTAGAGATCACCAACACAGAGGAAATCGAGCGCGTTGATTCAGCGCACAGCCCTGTGGATTATGTCTATTGGACAGACTTTCTCCATTCACCAGCCCGAACATGGGATGAGGTGTGGTGGGTAAGCCGTTGGGTCTACATGACACCCGAAGAGGGCATTGAGCGTTTTGGTGATGTGTTTAAGAATGTCCCATTGCACGACCAAAATGACGATATAGACTCCAAAAACCCAATGACCGCCAAAGCCACCTATGGCAAGAAGGCTAAAGTCGCTGAGATTTGGAACAAACGCACTAAAAAAGTGTGTTGGGTTGCCAAAGGATACCCCCAAGCACTAGACGAGCGTGATGACCCTCTCGAGTTAGAGGGGTTTTTCCCTTGTCCAAAGCCGTTATTGGCTACTACGACCAATGGCTCGATGATTCCAGTACCAGATTACTGCGAATATGAAGACCAAGCCCAAGAATTAGACAACCTTACACAGCGCATTTACCTATTGGTGAAGGCTTGCAAGGCAGTCGGTGTGTTTAACGCTGAGTTTAAGGAACTTGGGCGGTTATTCACAGAGGGCGTGGACAACAAACTATTCCCTGTGACCGCATGGGCGGCAATGAGTGAGAAAGGTGGGCTAAAAGGCGCGATTGATATGCTCGATACGAGCGCAATCATCCGAACCTTACAGCAACTTTATCAATCCCGAGAGGTTGTCAAGCAATCCATCTACGAAATCTGTGGAATATCGGACATTATTCGTGGTGCAAGCAACGCAAACGAGACTCTTGGGGCGCAACAACTTAAAGCCAACTTTGGTAGCCTGAGACTGAGGGCTACACAAGGCGATGTGGCTCGGTTTGCTACTGATCTGTTCCGCATCAAGGCGCAGATCATCTGTAAGTTCTACCCACCAGAGTTAATAGTTGAGATGTCTGGGGTGATGAACACTCCAGAGGGTCAGAATCCGCAATTGTTGCAAGCTGCGGTGCAGATGCTTTCAAACAGCACAATTCGTGATTTCCACATTCAAGTCGAGGCAGACACATTAGCCCAAATTGACGAACAAGCCGAGAAACAAAGCGCGGTTGAGGCTATTGAGGCTATTACAGGGTTCTTGCAAAACGGCTTACCTATGGTGCAACAAGCCCCAGAGATGTTGCCTTTGTTTGGTGAGATGCTCTTGTTTACAGTACGCAGATTTAGGGCTGGTCGCAGTCTTGAATCGTCTATTGAGCAAGCCATGCAAGCCTTACAGCAAAAAGCACAGATGGCGCAACAGCAACCGCCTCAACAAAACCCTGAGATGCTCAAGTTACAGGCTGAACAACAAGCCGAGCAAGCGCGTATGCAAGCCCAAGCCCAGACCGAGCAGATGAAAATGCAGGCACAGGCTCAACTTGAACAAGCAAAAGCCCAACTTGATATGCAAATGCAAGAGGCAAAAGCCCAAGCAGATATGCAGTTAGAGCAAATGAAAGAACAATTTGCCTTACAACTTGCCAACAACGAGTTACAAGTCAAGGCTCGGGAAATGCAAGGCAAAGAGGAATACGAGCGTTGGAAAGCCGAACTGGACGCTGCGACTAAGATCATGGTGGCGAGAATTGGAAGTAACCCTGGCGTTGATTTGCCCGTCATTGAAGCGGCTTCCGCACAGATCACCAATGAGTTGGGTGGGACGATCATTCAAGCGATGGACAAGATGGCACTCATGCACGACCAAATGGCTAACCTACACGGACAGACCATGCAAAACATTGGCGAGGCGATGCAGAAACTCAACGCGCCTAAGAAGGTTGTGAGGGGTGCTGATGGCTTAGTTATCGGGGTAGAAACAGTATGAGTTTAGTTCTTGCTGATCGGGTCAGGGAGACCACCCAAACAACGGGAACAGGCACGATAACTCTAGATGGCGCGGTACAAGGATTTCAGTCATTCTCAGTCATTGGAAATAACAACACGACCTACTACACGATCAACCGAGGCTCAGAGTGGGAAGTTGGGATTGGGACTTACTACGGGGGAACGCTATCAAGGGATACAGTTTATGCGTCATCCAATGGTGGGTCTAAGGTCAACTTTAGCGCAGGCTCAAAGGATGTGTTTGTCACATACCCTGCAAGCAAATCGGTCAATGAAGATGCTAATAATCGGGTATTGATTCCTTACACAAGTGGCACAACCAATGTTGGCTCTTTAAATGTAGGTGATGCCACAGCACACACAGACTCAGGCGTTATTGCGGGTTTTACGGCTAGTGAGCCGTTATATCTTTATACAAGCCTACAAAACACAAGTTCAGCAAATACAAGTTATGCAAGTTATGCGGTCAATGATGGTGGGCATACCGCTTATGGTGAACTAGGAATCAACAACGCTAATTACAGTTACTCGGCTGCGGGGTTTCCTAATAACGGGTTTTCTACGCCATTGGCAAGTTTTGTGGAATCCTTTGGTGGCCCGTTAGTCTTAGGTTCATGGGATAGCCAAAAGATCAGTTTTATTGTGAATGGGGCTGTAAACACCTCAGACGCAATGACAGTAGAGACCACAGGCGCGGTAACAATTCCAAGCGTAGCGGTCACAGGTGGCGCAATCAACAACGCAACAATAGGTGCTACAACCCCATCGACAGGAACATTTACTACTTTATCAGGCACTACATCAGTTACAACGCCAATTGTTCAAAATAGTGCTGCGGCGGCAATTGCATTTAAAACAAATTTTTCATCTAGTGCTATTACACAATTTAATATATCCCACACAGCCTCTGCTGTTAACTATGTACAGGTGACGGGTGCGGCTACTGGTGCTGGCCCAGTAATTTCGGCTCAAGGAAGTGATGCAAGCCTAAGTTTGCAATACAGAACAAAAAGTAACTTTAACCATGTTTTCCAAAACGGAAACGCACAAGCAAATTTTGTAGTAAATCAAACCGCTGGCACATCAATCGCAAACTACTTGCAAGTCGCTAGTGCGTTAACTTCAAACGCACCTATTCTTTCAAGCCAAGGTTCAGATACAGACATAGACCTAACCCTAACCCCAAAAGGTGCTGGTGCAGTTCGTTTTGGTACATATACAGGAACTATTCTTAGCCCGACAGGCTACATCACAATCAAAGATAGTGGCGGTACATCTCGCAGACTTTTAGTAGGATAAAACATGGCATTATTAAAATCAATCGACACAGAATACGGAATTCCCGCCCAGTACTGGAACATTGGCGCAGTCCAAGAAGACTTTAAAGGTCAAGGAACTGAGATAACTTTCTACGGCTATGCTTCACAACAGGCTAGAGAGCAAGGCAAACAACCCTTATCTGCTGGCAAGGTACAGATTAGTGGTAGTGAGTATGTGGCGGGTGCTGATAGAGCGCAACTCTATGCAATTATTAAGCAAAAGCCTGAGTTTGATGGCGCGGTGGATGCCTAAATGTTTGGATATGGTGCATTTGCCGAGCTGCCATTTGCAACGATTGAGAGCGTTTTAAGCCCTATTATCGAAGCCCCAATCGGGGGACATTTTGGGTTTGACGAAAAAAAGCGAGATAAACAATGGGAATCCGAACGCAAACTAGAGGCTCAGAGAAAACAGAAACTCCATGAGGCGATCTTTGGTTTACCGCCCGAGGTTAGGGAAGAGATAACGACCGCGCCAGAGCAAACCATAGAGATTGCGGTCAGAAAACAAATTGATTATGATTTGCTGATGGAGAAGGTCAAAACCTTAGAAAATAAGGTTAGATTGAAGCGAGATGAAGAAGACATTGCAATGATATTGGAGATGATGTGAGACAAACTTGGGTATTTCCATCTGACGGGTCAGAGCCTTACGAAAAGCACCTCGGCCCACCAAACGAGCGATATTCTGTAATGGGCGATATAGCCCCATTCATGTCACCAGACGGGGTGATGATTGAGGGTCGCGCCCAATGGCGAGAGCACCTAAAGCGCACAGACTCCATCGAGATGGGGCATTCAGATGTTAAGTATGCTCAAGAGCAATGGAACAAGAAGAAACAAGCGCAGAATGATCGCCTACGGGGTCAATTGCAAACTGTGCAAGAGTTTGACCGACCAGGCGCACCAATAGCACCCATGAAAATGTCTAACCTAAATGTAGAGATGGCAAATCGGTTGCATAATCGACCCATGCCAGAGCGCAAAGAAATGATTAAGTTGACTTTAGACCAAATGAAAAGGATGAGATAAATGGAAAACGAAGTTGTCGCACCCGACACGATTGACCCAACTCCCCCAGAACCAGAGACTAAGACGGAATCTGCCGAAGTAAAGGCAGAACCGAAAGCAGAGCCTCTCAGTAGAGCAGAGGTAATCCGCGAGGCACTCAAAAAAGACACCAAAGAGCCTACTAGGGCAGAGAAAGCCCCCAAATTCCCTACACCTGACAGCAAGCAAGAAAAGCCTGTTGTCCAAGCCCCTGATATGCCCAAATCTCTTAAATTAGAGATGAAAGCACATTGGGAAAAAGCCCCTCCTGAGTTACGCCAAGCAATAGCCCAAAGAGAGGCAGACTTTGAGCGTGGCATCAATACATACAAGAGTCGAGATGCCGAGGCAAAGGCGATTACAGACCTTTTCCAACCTTACGAGTGGATGCTGAGAAACGAGAACGCAACGCCTGCAACGGCTATTGCACCACTTCTCCAGACCGCAGCACTCCTACGAACTGGAACACCACAACAGAAGTCTCAGGCTGTGGCACAGATGATTCAGCAGTTCCAAATACCGCTAGATCAGATCGCATCCCACTTTAATGGGCAACCACAGCCACAAGATAATCACTACAATCAACTCGCGCAACAAGTTCAACAACTGACTCAGCACATCACGCAGAGCCAGTATGAGGCGCAGAAACAGAATGAAAGCCGAGCACTCTCGGTAATCCAGCAGTTCGCGGCTGACCCTGCGAATGCACATTTCGAGGCAGTCCAAGACAGAATGTTGTCGCTTCTCCAAGCACCGCACATTCTCGGGGACACGAGTCTTATGTCTGAGCGCGAGAAATTGCAATTAGCATATGACACGGCCATTCGGTTAGACCCTGCGATTTCGCAACAGATGTTTGCTCAACAGCAACAAAACTTGCAAGCCCAGAATCAAGCCCAGAGAGCAAAAGCTGCGGCAGTTCAGATCAAAGGCGCACCAAGCGCGGGTTTGACTACCGCATTAAATCAAACTGACCGCAGGGCTGTAATTGCTAACGCATTACGAACTGCAAATTATTAAGGGGAATTCTTATGGCATACGCCAATAGTAATTACTCAGATGTATTAGCAACCACCATTGAGTCGCGTTCTGGCATCGTTGCCGACAACGTCACTAAAAACAATGCTTTGCTAACTCGTCTGAGAGAGAAAGGCCGTTACAAGCCTTTTACGGGTGGTTCGACTATTCTGCAAGAATTGTCATTCCAAGCAAACTCCACAGCCATGTATTACTCTGGTGCTGAAGTGTTGAACATCTCCCCTGCGGATGTGATCAGCGCGGCTCAGTTCCCGATTAAGCAAGCTGCCGTGGCAGTTACCATCAACGGACTTGAGATGTTGCAAAACTCAGGCGAAGAGCAGATCATTGATTTGTTTGATGCCCGTTTAGATGTAGCAGAGGCTTCTATTGAGAACTTGATCTCTACGGGTATTTACTCGGACGGAACAGCAAACAATGGTAAGCAGATCACAGGCTTGCAGGCAATGGTTGTCGCATCACCCTCAACAGGTGTTGTTGGCGGTATTGATCGTGCTACTTGGTCTTTCTGGCAAAACCAGACTTTCGACTTTTCTAGCGACCTCGGTGTAAGCGCAAGCGCGTCTAACATTCAAACTGGTTTTAATCGTTTGTATGCCAAGACCTCTCGCGGTTCAGATGTTGTGGACTTGATCTTGTTGGATAACAACTTGTGGTCATTCTTCATGGCTTCTTTACAGAACATTCAGCGTTTCCCTGGCTCAAGCAAAATGGCCGAACTCGGCTTTGTTGCCTCTAAGTATATGAACGCAGATGTGGTTCTTGATGGTGGTATCGGTGGAAATATCCCCGCATCTACTGGTTATTTCCTTAACACGAAATACATCTTCTTCCGTC